TGAAACTCCACGCCGCTGCGCCTACACGCAGAAGCCCGTTTCAGACGACCTTTTTGCCGTTTATCGGACGACCCGACCGGCGAACCCGCCAATCCGCATAAGCCGCCCGAATCTTTAGTTGTTGTACGACGTGAAGGAATAGGTCGAGGTCTCGCCCGAAGCCAACACTGCCGTACCTTTAAATTCAACTTCGTTAAAATCATCAGATAACCAGTCGATACTGCCGTCCACAGCCATTACGGCATGTGGGATGTGCAAGACGCCATCCTCGCCGGTAACGCGGTTGCGACCGTCGACATAGATTTCCAAATCCAAACTCGACAAGGTCGCGGCGGACACTTTGTAGCCGCCTGATGCACGGGTTTTGTATTCGACGGTGATGTCTTCGCCGTCGTTGACGGTGTCGGCAGTAGGCAGGATGGTAATCATGCCCAAGGTGGCGTTGATGTCGATATGCGCCGCATCAACGGAAGCTTTGGACTTGTTTTTGACTTTGACGGTAGCCGGGTCGATGTTGCCGTTTGCCAGCTTGTACGCCATGCCTTTTTTGCCGATGGTTACGGTCTCGTCGGTAACGGTCTGCGCCGTAGCCGCGATGACGGCAGCTTCGCCCATCAGGGCAAGCGCGAGGTTGTCTTTGTCGAAGGTGTCGAGCTTCAAGCCGATTTCGGTGGGTTTGACAGTTTTCAGGCTGTCGAGTGCGCTGCCGTAAGTGCCTTTTTGCTTGGACACGCGCTCTTTGGTTTCCACGCTGGTCTGCGTGGTCAGGGCGGTGGTATTGCCGATGTCGATAAAGCCCGAGCCCTTTTGATTGAGGTTGCGCACCTTGACGTCGCCCTCAAAGATTAAGCCGTGGTCGTTTTGTTTTGCCATGTGGCAGCTCCTTTAGTTTGCCGCCTGCACGGTGTCGCAGGCGAATGAAATAGGGTAAAAAGCAAAGCCGTCGTTATACTCGATGGATGGCGAGGCGATGCGGCGGAAGGGGGTAACGGCATATTCGTCGCCCGCATCCCAACCTGAAAACGCACGCTGGATTGCCGTCAGGGTCTCGCCGACCTCGTACAGCGTGGATTTGCCGTTGGCGGTATAGCTTCGCGCCAACACAAAGGTAAAGTGCAGCGTCGATTTTAAAAATCTGCCGTTTTTCGCCTCGTCGGCAAAGGTCGAGCCGCCGTAAACGACATAGACCGCGCCGTCCAGCGGGGCGGCTTTGCGCTTCGCCGCGCCTTGGGCGAGCAGCTCGGCAAGTTCACCGATCTCCTTGACCGCCTTAATGCCTTTGACGGTTTTCAGACGACCTAGGATTTCGGGATAGACCGCCAATAAGTTTTCATGCTGTTTCAAAGCCATATCAGACAATCAATCCTTCCAGCCAATCGGACATCAATTCGTCAATATCCTGATAATCTTGCGAAGACAAGCCCAAAAACGGACGCGCGGGCATGTTTTTCGTGCCTTCCTGCGCATAAACCGAGTAGCCCATGATTGAGCCGGTAATCACGCTTTTCGCCGATGCCTCGTGCGTAATGCTTGCAAATAGGTTGCCGTGGTCTACCAAAATCCCGCCGCGTCCGTTTTTGGCTTCTGCCGTAGCGGGGCTGACATCCTGCCATCGTTTGCCGTCGGGCGCGGTTTTGGTTTCACGGATACGGTCTTTGGTGGTTCTTTCGAGCATGCCGCCGATGGCGCGCAAAGGCTCTTCAAGGCTGCCGTTCAGCCTGCCCGACAAGCGGTTCAGGCTTTGGGCGATACGCGACAAGTCGTGTGATACCGTAATCCGCATTGCCTACTCCTTCAGCCATTCCCGCAAATCGGGTTCGGCATTGACATAAACGGCACACGTTGACGGTCTGCGTTCATCCGATACGCGTGTTTCGTCCAGCATATTCGGATTTTTGACGACCATCTTGAGCCAAGCGACCGCCGATTGATAACGCTCCTCCACAATGCCCGTTACCGCGTCGTCGTAGAGGTAGTAGCGGGCGATGTCGCAGACTTTGATTTTCAAAACCTGCGGCGCGGTGTCGTTTGTAAAAAACAGTTTCGCCGCCCGGAGGTAGCTTGCCGCTTCTTCTTCCGCGTCCGCAATCGCCGCCGCCATCACCGCTTCGTCTATGGTTTCGTAGTTTTCATGATTCGACCGCTCCGCCATTTCCTGCTCGCCGAAACGGGTCATCATGTCTTGGATGGTAATCATGCCGTCCTCCGTTTTCAGACGACCTTTAAAACTGCCTTAAAGGTCGTCTGAAATCCGTTTAAGACATGGTCAGCGTTGCCAACAACTCGGGGCGCAGCGCAATCGGCAGCGGGTTTGACTGCATGTGCAGGCTCCAACCCTTGTCGTGCTGCAATTTCTCGCGGCTGGCGTAATACGGCAGGGCGCGGGTGTTGACGGTGGCGTTCATGTCCGCTGGGGCGAAATACTCTTTGTAGAGATTACGGCCGACCGGCAACAGAATCGCCTTGTCCGCACCGATGTCGGCGTCGCTGCCGAAATGGTTGGCATACTCGATAAAGCGGATGCCTTTATGGACAAACTCGGTCGGATTGAGCGTATCGCCTTCGCGGTAGGCGCGTGCTTCGTCGAAGCGTTTGTATGCCTCGAAGATGGACTTATGCTCTTTGAACGCATTCAGGAAATCGATGCCGCAATACACGACCCAGCCGCGCACCTGCGCACCGGCGAATTTTTGGCGTTGCTCGGACAAGAGCTTGTCCAATACCGAACCGACTTTGGTCGTGTCTTTGGACAATTCGATGTTTAACGTTTTGCGTTGCACGCCGAACTCTGTGCTGACATCCAAAAGCACGCTGCCGTCCGCATCCAAAATCTTGCCTTGCAACGCGCCGAGCATGAGGTGCTCACGGGTGTATTCAAGGTCGGATTTGCCGCCGGCCAGCTTTTCGTTGACCTTGTCCATGACGGTTGCGGCTTGGGTCGTACCGAAAGCACGCAGGTTTTGTACATCGTCGGCGCGGATGACGTCGTTAACCGGAAGGTGTGGGACTTTAACGGTGTGAATTTTGCGTTTCGGAGTTTCGACCGCCTGACCGGCCGCACCGCGCTCTTTACTGGCGACTAGTTGTACTTTCCCTTCTTGATACTCGATGTCGACGTGGGTGGTAGTCAGATATTCGGGTTCGAAAACACCCAGCTCGCGGATTTGGCTTGCGCCCGGGTCGATTTTGTTGACGGCGGTGGTCAAAGCCTGCACGCCAAATTTGCTGTTATCGGATAAAGGCATGATGTGTCCTTGTTAAATCGGGTTTAAAGGTCGTCTGAAATCAGGCGGCGGGTGTGCCTTGGTAAACGATGCCGTATGCGTCGCCTTCTTTTTTCAGCGCGTCCAAGGTTTTGCCGGTGGTCGCCGCTTTGACGTCCGCATCGGCAACTTTTGACAGGTCGATGATGCAGTTGAGCGGTTGAACTATCACTTTGCCGTCGGCTTCGTCAGTCAGCGCCACCAGCTTTTTGCCGCGCAGCGGGTACTCGACAAACTTGCCTGCTTTCGTGCCGGTATCGGCAGCAACGGCAACACGGGTCTGCGGGGTCGCTTCGTATTTCAGGAAATCCGAAATAACAGGACCTAAGATTTCGGTTTTGACTTTAGACATAAGAGCCTCCCAGTAAGCCTTTGTGGCTGGCGACGGAGAACTTGCCCTCCGCGCCGGTTTGTTCGGATTCGCCTTTGCCTGCGCCTTCGCTCAATAGCGCGGGCGGTACGACAGATGGAGCAGCTTTCGGCGTCAAATCGGCAATCATGGCTTCTGCCGCTTCGATGTCGGCAGACAAAAGCACGGTCATGGTTGCGTCGGACAAGCCTTCAAACTTGCCGTCTTCGCCTTCCTTAAAGCCTGCGGCGGACAGTTTCGCCTTGACTTGGTTTTTCTTGGCAGCCGCTTCGGCTTCTTTCAGCTTTTTCTCGGCTTCGGCTTTTTCAGCCTTGAGCGTATCGACTTCCACTTTCAGCTCGTCAAACGCTTTCTTTTCTTCGGGTGTCATGGATAACTCCAAAGGTTGTTTAAAAATATCCGGCAAGGGGCTGCCGTCCGACAACACCACCGCCTCCGTCTCACTGTCCACGCCGACGGCGGTAAACGACACCTCGCGGATGGTGCAGCGGCGCAAAATCACAGCAGGCCCCGTTACCTCGTTGCCGTTGACGGACAATACCGCGCCCGCCGCCAGCTCCTCGTAGGATTCCGCTTGTGCGTAAACCGACATTTCCCACGGAAAGCCTTGGTCGGCTGCTTCGGCGATCTGCGTGCCAAACTCGTTGGACAACAGACTGCCCTCGGCAATCAGACCGTCCGCCGTTACCGACAGGCTGCACACGCCCGCCATTTTCAGCGGCGAATGCTCCAGCAGGACGGGGACGGACGCTTTGTGCGACAGTTCCGCCAAATCGACGACGGTTGGATAACCGCCGTAGCCGAACGGCTTGCCCGAGTTGGCGACGCCTTTAAAGGTACGCACACAATCCGCCCGGGTCCCCAAGGCAAACCG